GTGGAACCTGGGCAGCCTGTTTGGTTGACCTACTGGCTGGATGGAGTTAAGACTATCCAGGGGAAGATTTCGTCGGTGAATGCCAACGGAACCTTCCTTCACGACATCCCTACCGAACCTGGAATGTCCGGTAGTGTAATTTGGGATGAATTCGGCAGAATTGCCGGCATCCATAAGGCTGCAGATAGTGCGCCTTACAATAAAGCAGTATGGCTCAACGCAGCCATGATCTTGAAAGCAGGTCAAATGGCGTTACCAAAAAACTTCCAACCCCGAAATATCAAATAGAGGACACAACTTCTGGATTGTTAATCTTTCACCGTGAAACCGGTGGTATTTTTGGGGGAAAAAATCCAGTATTTAACAAAGAGTTGATTGAGGTCGCTCGAGAAAATGGCATAGATATGCCACTGGGGTATTACCCAGCGACGATCACAAAGAGTCTTCTCTTAAATGATTTTAAGAAGTTCACTGTTTCTTACGAGTGGGCTCCTGTTGCGGATGCGTGGACGCAGACGAAGAGGGTCTTTAATGGACTCTTCGGAGCGTATTTTGTTTCCGCAGTCAAGACCTTTGACGAAGCAGTAGCTGAGATAGAGCTATCTGCTTCGCCGGGGCATCCTTGGAATCAAGTCTATACCACAAAGCGAGAATGTCTCGCCGGAGAAGAAAAATTACTCCGGGAGATAATAGCCAAGCTAATCAATGACGGAGAAGTCGATTATGTTTGGCGCGGTAAGAGATATCGAGTTGTCTATTGGTTGACGAGTCCGAAATCGGAAATTCGTACCATTGACAAGCTCATGGATCCCGACCGTAGCAAACGCAAGGTAAGAACATTCATGTGCGCAGACATGATAATGCACATAGTTGGTTACATGTTATATTCTAATCAGAATGATCAGAATCTCGGCTGGGGCCGAGGCGCGCATTGGAGCGCTGTGGGTTTGTCTCCTTGGCACGGTGGCTGGAATTCAGTTTCAGTCTACCTAACTTGTAGCGATAATAGTCGGAAGTTCAAATATTTCGACGTGTCACACATGGAGGCTTCCTTAAGCACCATGATTCAGG